GCTTTTTCATAGTCAATATGTACACCATCGATAACTGCGTGTATATCCTCTCCACTATGCTTTGGTTGATCTGGTTCCTTAGAAAAAATGTCCCTGGCCATGGATCTATTATAATGATTCTGACTTATCTTTTCCACCTCTAACGACCTTTAATTTGTAAAGCTTAGCTTTCTTTTCTGTCTTTTTTTCTTTTCTAAATTGCCACACAGCCGTAACATCTGCCATAAATTGAGGATCAAAGCTGTCACGATAACCTAATTTATCACCCATATACAAACGAAACATACTACTTGTAACAGATCGATACTCTTTATCCGTAAGCTTGTTAGCTAAAATATTAAGTGCGGTAAGTAATGGATTAGTGGATTGTTCTTTTTTTGCCACGAATGAACTCCTCTAATATTCTTATTAGTTTTAACACATATCTCGTAGATATCTTTGTGTCTGGTTCGTGTTTCGTGGTTGTTTTACCTTGTTCAAAGTGACCTGCTCCCATACACTCTTTGCAAGTTTGCGTCTCAGAATAAGGGATAATTCTTACATATCCATTACCATTACAATTCCTACAAATCTTATAAGGGTCACCGTATTTCATTTTATTTTTTAATTTATTTTTTTTCATAAGTAAAGGGTTTTTTTCTTGGGTTTCTATTTCTAGGCCAACGACACTTAAACTTCTGTGTGACGACATTTTTTAAATCTTTCTCGTCACCAGTTACAATTATTATATCATGACCGTTCTTGTGCGGGTGAACATGATAAGTAATAAAATTATTAACTTTAATTTCTCTAACATTAGTTTTCAAATCGTCTAAGTAATTATCAAAATCAATACAGTCTTTATCACTCATCATTCCATTTCTCCTACTCTTTCTCTAAGTTGTCTAACAGTTTTTTTTAACTCTGTGTTCTCTTCAGCCAAAGACTTATTATCTTCAGTCAAAGATTTATTTTGATTTCTTAGAAACTTTGCTGTGTTTTCTTCTGACTCCAACCGAGTTTTTAGAAGATTTATTTCCACTTTCCAAGGTTCGTACATTTAAGAATTCCTCCTTATATTTTTTTACTGACATATTTTTTTTACTTGCCTGGTACTCAACATACTCATTTACAAGCTTTGAGATCATTGATGCAGGAGATCTAAACTTCTGATTACATAGTCCTTGTAAAACATCATAATCTGGTTTTCTAACTGCAACTGATTTAAATTTATTTATATCCATGTTTTTTTAACTCCTCTTTCATTTGTGCTTTTGTTTTTATTCTTGGATTAGGTATTACAATATAGAATCTTTCGAAGTATGGATTAGTATCACTAAAATCCCAACCCATCTTTCTACTTAATCTATGGTGAGCTGCGAACTGCTTCTCTTTCCAATCCATATCACTTACTTTTATAATAGCCATATTGATGCTCCTATTATTATTGCTAGCTTTGGAAACATAATTGTTAAAACAAATAAGAAACCGATTAAATATAACCAATCACTCATCTGCTCTCCAATTCATTCATAGCTAATTGTGTACATAGATCTGTTGGTAAAGGTTTTACATATTCATCTCTGACTTTGACATGAACATTTTTTAATTTACCAGCAATCTCATCAAAGTTAGTTCCTTCCGATAACGCAATGTCTACCTTCTCAACTAAACCTTTGAACATTTTTGATTTACTTTTTAGGTTCATTTTTTACCTCTTACTTTATTAAGAATTGATTTTATATTCTTGATTAAACGTCCAGAATAATCAGTATTATTTTCTTTGGCTAATACTAAATCATCTTCTAACCAAGACTCTAAAAATTCTTTTTCTTCTTTGTTTAGTTCAATAATCATATCCCATGTATATAAGAAATCCCATGAAGAGTGTCAAGTCTTATTTTATGATAATATACTTTTATGAAAGAATTTTTTATGATGGGTGTTTTGTGTTTAATTAACCCAGTCACATCAATGGACCAATGTATGTATGTTCACGAGAACCCAATAATATATTACACAGAAGAAGACTGTAAAATTGAATCAGTCAAAAAAGTCAATGAAATGGGGACTAATTTGACCTCTCAAGGTTTTGTTATTTCTCAACTTAGTATCACCTGTGTTGTTGACAAGTCGAAGTTAAATACTTGATTTAACACAACTTTTACGATAAGATTATCCTATGAAGCAATATCGCTTTCAATGTTATGCAGCTGGACTGTATTTTACTAGTGTCGTAAACGCTGTTGACGATGAGGCTGCGATAAAAGGCTTCACACAGAATCTTTCTGACAAAAAGTATTCTGTTAAACCGGATGGTTTCGGTCGTGGAATGCGTCGATTCCATTTAACTTATGAGGAGCTAGATAATGGCACTACAGAAGTTGATAGCCGAGAAACTAGCGCTGGAGTCCAAATGGGCCAACCAAGCGTTGTCACAGGGTAGAGTTACCCCTGACATGAAGTGGATCGATATCGAAATAAAAGATCTTAAGGTTAAGATCAACGATCAAAGCGTAAAAGACGCTGAGATGCTGTTTAAAAAAACTGGTTAATTACTAGTTTTAATATTAGTTTTCAGAAATCATTAATTTGGTAAGGGGTCTTATGCCCACTTTTTTTAGGGCACACTCTGCACAAAAATATTCTTTTTTTTCTACTACTACTGCTTTACATTTACAGATTTTACATTCTCTGTAAAGAGATGAGGGACTTTCTCTGTATATTTTTTCATTTTTCCTTGCCATAATTTAATCATGAGTTGTGTCATATCAGGGTGAAGCTCCCAGCACAAAACATTTAATCTAGAGAAGAACATAACTTCTTCAGGAGATCTAGCTTTATAAAAAAAGCTACCGTCAGCATAGTTACCTTTTTTAAGAATTTTAAATCTATGGTTTCCATTTCGCAATTGATCATCTTGATCTATTACCATTGGACATAGCAAACCATGCTCTTCCATATCATGTCTGATAGTTTGTTTAAAATCATTGTGTGTGCCATGCACAATTTTTATATCGTCAAATTTTTTTAAAACCAATCTTTCTTTAAAGACCATATATGTAGGCCAAACAACCTGGCCAATACCTGCTATTTGATTTCTATGAAGCTTGTCCAAAGTCATCTCCTAATGCAACATCAACTTTACTTGGCACCTTAAAGTCCATACATTTTTCCATTGTTTCTTTTACTACTTTTACATCATCTTCTGTCTCTATGTCAAAGCATAGTTCATCGTGAATTTGTATTTTAGGTAAGTAACCTGCCTCATAACAGCTTAAAATAGCTTGTTTTGTTTGATCTGCTGCAGATCCTTGTATTAATCTATTTAATGCTTTGTAAGTAAATGCTCTTTTTATATTATTTTTACCGTATTTTGCTACAGCATTTTCGAATGTTTCTGGAGTGTGAATACCGAAATCTTTAGGTTCCCACATTTCAAATCTACACTTACGACCTTTTTTAGTTCTAATTACACCCTCGTCGTTTGCTTTTTTCATACATCTGTCAGATAATAGTTTTACAAATGGAACCTTTCTATTATATTTTGCTATTAGGGCTGACGCTTCTTCTGTTGATAATCCAAGAGAATTGGCCAGCTTATTCTTTCCCATTCCGTACATTAATCCTAGCCCTATCGTCTTTGCTTGTTTCCTTTCTATTCCTGCTAAATCGGCTACGGTTTGATGAAAGTCTGTTTCAGAATTAGAATACGCCTCTACAAGTTCATTAGAACCTTCATATCCGTCGCCTATAGAGGCTGCGTAGTGAACTACCATTCGTGGTTCTTGCTGACTGTAGTCAAAACTACCCCATCTACAACCTTCTTCTGGTAAGAAGAGACCTCGGATTTTTGGTCCAAAATCTTTGTTACGTGCTGGTAACTGTTGAAGATTAGGATTAGCCATAGACAAACGGCCGCTAACAGTCCCACCACTGTCAGACCTAAGCTGATTGATCTCGCCATGTATTCTCCCATTGTGTTCGTATTTTAAAATTGAATCTAGGAATGTACCATGAAACTTGTTGATCTCTCTAGCCTGTGCTATAAATTTACTAATTTCGTGTTTTGAATTAGCTAACCAATTGGATGTAAAAGATGGCTCATGAGTTTTGTCAGTACGTGGATAATCTATGCCTAGTTTGTCGTAGGCTTCTGCTATTTGTCGTGCTGCCCATATGTCTATGTCTTTTCCTACTAGCTGTTTTATTTTTTGTAAAAATTGTTTCTCCTGAGCCTGGAAATCTTTTTTTAGTTGATGTGCTTTATCAACATCAACTCGAACACCTTTCTCCCTCATCTCTATTAACACGGGAAGTAGTTTAGTTTCTAAATTCCATACTGTTTCAAGGTTTTGATTATATAATTCTGGTTTGAATCTTTGCCATAACAGGTACGTGAGACGTGCATCTTGTTCCGCATAGAACCCAACATGTTCTGCAGGTAACTTCCACATCTCCGCTTTCGGATCAATACCATGATCCTTTGCAGCTTCTTTTAAATCGTTTTCGGACTTTAGCTCACCAAGATAATCTTTAGCTAATGCGTTTAAACTATAAGACCATCTGTTCTCATCAATCACAGCAGCCGTGATCATTGTATCTACTATCTCACCTTCGATCTTTATACCCATATGTCTTAACCATCCGACATCATATTGGGCATTGTGAAATATTTTTCTTGCAGGTAACTTACACACGTCTTTCATGTATTGAATAACTTGTGGTTCAATCATATTACCACCACCAAAATGTTTAAATGGAAAGTAACCTTGCCAACCTTCCACAGCTACAGCAAAACCAATTACATAACCATTACCAGTTGCCCAACCTGCGCCTAATTTATCGTTTATACCATCATCCCTTGTCTCTAAATCAATTGCTATCTCATCATAAGCACTTAGATCTTTGTACTCTGATGGACATGACCAGATGTGTTTTTTAAAGTTAAATGTAAATTGTAAACCTGTCATTTCTTTGGCTCATATATATGTTTTTCTTTAATCAATCTATTTAATTTTTCTTTATTGCTAAATGCATACAAAGATGCATTGTAATCTTTTGGATAAATTTCAAATGCAAACCCATCATTACTTTCAAGATGCGGATATATTTCTATTCTAAATTTATGTTTTGCGACCGTTATGTCTCTTTTGATTATGTTTGACATCCATATCCTTCATTTTTAATTTCTCTAATTCACAATAATGTATTATTTTATCTAGGTCTTCGATACCATTCTTATTCAAATATCTACAAACATATTTAATTACGTTACCTTGAAAGAACGATAAATTATTTTTTGATATAAATTCATAAGGCTGAATATGAAAGTCTTTGTAATGTGATCCACCAATTTGTTTTTCTTGTGGAAATACTTCAGCAAACATATCTTTATCTGTCATAACTTGAACGCCTGTAATGTTTGTAATTTTTCTTCAGCACTAGATATTTTTTCAATTAGCTTATCACACTCATCGATATGTTGCGGATGTTCGCCTATACCTACAGGTTTCTCCATATATATTTTTAATGTTGCTTCAGCTTCAGAAATTTGAGCATTATATCTATCTTCAAGAGCTTGTATAAT